ACCAAACCTTCCCAAACCTGAGTTTTTAAGTTTCCATATTTATCATACGATTCTACTTGAATATCGTAAGTTCCTATCTGATCAAATATAAAGGGAACGCTTTCATTAAATACTCTAAATAGGATATTAGATTCGTTGTGTTCTTTTACAGTCCAAATATTTCTTTGATCAAGCATATAATTGCTAGGATCATAAACTGCTTTAAATATGACTAAAGTACTTGAATCTACTTCTATCGGTTTACAATGATAATAGAATTCCGAATTGATTAAGTTATCAGAAGCATTATACCATTGCTGATTTACATAATCCTGATCAAAAAGAACATTGATTACTACAAATGTATTGTCTAGGAAATATTCTTGACAATATGAATCCTTTAAATATAATTTAAAAGTATTAAATTGTTCTACAGCATAATCTGTAGGAATTGTCATATCAGAATATGAGGAAAATGCATGTTTTACTTTGATTGAATATTTCCCAGGATTATTTATAAAGAACTGAGGAATAGTTTGATCAAAAGTATGAGTAGATCCATCAACATTTGTAACTCTATATGATGAACCCCAAGAATATCCGGTACTACCATCAAAAACAATAACCCCTGCTAGCTGGCCCACTTCAAATTGGTATCCGCTTACATCAAGTACAAGATTATCCCCTATATTAGCAGCATTTACAGTCGTTCTGTATGTGTCATTTAAAACATATACTTCTGCAGAACCACTAATAGAAATATCAACAGGCCAAGGAGAAATGGTTAAATCGTTTCCCGAAATAGAATCTATATGAGCGCTAACCTCTCTTATTAAAGAATATTTTCCTTTATCAAATTGAACTATTCTTATATCGTCTTCATCATAAAATTTTTGATAATCCGGATCCACTGTAATTATTGGATTATTCATAGAGACGACTCTCTCTGTTAAATTAAAGAATCTATTGAGAGAATCCGGTTCCATGACATCTTGGAAATATGTGATAGAAGGAATTTCAATATAAGGGGATCCCGAGGCATCAAATTGCAATGAAATCCCCTGAAGAGGAATATACCTATCGAATAAAGGATAAGGATTTTCTGATATAAGTGTGCTAACTTCTAAAACAGACATGCTACTAACATCTGGAGCAGAATATAAGGAATTATCCGTAATAACATAAATTCTTGGGAACTTAGTCCATACAGGATAAAGAGTTTCCATTTTATTAGAATATATGTTATTAAATCCATCCCATGCAAATACTTCAATATAAAAATCCCCAGTATGATTGACAGTCATAATATAAATACTGTTATCTATTACTCTTGCAGGATAAGGATCCGAGCCATAAATGGAATAGTAAATTGAGGGATCATAAACCGCTAAGGGCATTCTTGAAGAATTATAAACAACATTTACAGTGATCATTTGTTCATCTAAACTAGTATCATAATTCCAATTTAGATTATATTCAACAGAAATAATATTTCCAGAGCTTGGGTCGGAAACCCAAGGTTTTGATCCCTGTATACTAGAATCCATTACTATTTTTCCATCAAGAATATCTAAGAAATATTTCTTTGGGAGAGATGTAACAATTCCGGAGGCATCGGTAAATTTATAATTCTGAAAACTTAAAAGGGGAACTCTATAATTTGAATCAAATTCATAAAGAAGAACCGAGCCTGTATCCGGGATTAAATTAACGTAGGAATTAAATTGGTAAATATCTAATCCGGATGAACTTTCCATCCAATAATATCCTAATCCAGATGGGTCTGGATAAATTTCATAAGCTTTAGAAGAAGTCCAATCATCATTAGAAGGGTCCCTTAAAATAGCATTTTCAAGAAGTATATTTAAATTCGATGAAACGTCATAAAATTGAGAAGAGGAATCCAAAATATTATAAAAACGAAGATCATTTTCATAAACGAATAATGGTTTTGTTACTAATTTGTCTATAATAGTTCCTGCATCAGTTTTTTCTACAGAAGCTCTCCATTGAATATCAAATAAATCAATAAAAGGAAATTGGAATGTCGATCCTACGAGAACTGTAGATGGGTCATACCAATATAAAGACGCATCCACCAAAGAAAATTGCCCATTTGAAGGATCCCAACAATATTTCAATAAATCTTTGAATCTTACTTGTAGTGCCTCGATTGGCATTTTTTTCAATTCCTCCAAAGTTAATCTAATACTTGCATCTCCTCGGATTAATTCTGAACTTTCATCTAGGGTGTCTGGAGAAATAGATTGCTCAAAAATAGCTTCAGACCCTATTGTATTAGTTCCATAAACAACGTTTCTAAATCTTTCAAAATAAACTCCCTCGCCTGTAATATCTGTAATCCTAGCATTTACACCAATAATCCATCTTTCAAGCCATTGCTTAAGAGCATATAATTTGATAAAGATTTCATTAATATTATAGTTGTAGCATTCCTCAACAATAGGATTACCCCATTCATCAATTTGTCCTGTTTCCCTAGTTAAACAGTAAACAAGCGACAGTTGATTTAATTTCTTTAAATTTCTTCTTTCATCTGGAGAAAAATAAAGAAGAGTTTTTGTTCTATCAGCAGCATCATAGGGAACCGTAAGGGAAAGATTTTTTCCATCTTTAACATTTTTAAACCACTCTTTAACCTGAATATCTTCATATCCAAGCCATTTTATTGCATTGATAAGACCTTTATAAGTTCCAATATAAGGCATGATTTTATCATGTTCCAGGATAATGTGTTTTGCTTTATAATTCAAAAGCTTCCAGTCAGGAAGATCCTCATTTATATCTGCTTCTTTAAAAAGAGTATGATTAGCTTTAGGACTTGGTAATCCAAAATTAGTTATAAGAGTATCAAATCTTTCATCGGGTCCAACCGATTCAGCATTAACCAATATTTCATAAATAAGGTATTCCGTATTTCCTACTTTATGGAATACCCTAAGTCTTCTTTCAAAAACCCCTTCTGTTTCTGCACGGAATCCAACATTAATCATTAATCCTGTTTTTTCCGCATATTCAGTTGTATCAATTATGATCTCATCAGCCCATTCCACAAGCTGATTTTCTTCATCAATTTCAAATAATTTAATTTCAGGATCTCCATCAGTAAATCTAAAGATTAAATAGGGGTTAATAGGATCATAAGGCCTAATTAAAGCTCCTGTTGAAGATTCTTCGATAATCGTTAAGTGCTCAGTTTCGACAAGCCCTTGAGAAATAGGTTGTAAAAATATAGCAGAACTATAAGTAACTGCCGGATAAAGAAAAGAAACATCAGGTGTTAAAGTGATCACTACACTTTCAATTGCTTGGGAACTTGCAGGGGCTGGATTAAAAATCGAAACATCCTTAAATCCTATAGAAACTTCAGAAGCACTTAAAATTTGTGAATATCCGCCAAAAGTATAATCTAATTGAACTTGTGTATTTGAAGGATATTCCCATCCGCTATTTGTAACTTCAACATCTATAATATAATTGCTAGGATCCGTAACGGCAAAAGCAGCTGCCCCAGTTGCATCTATATTACTGGCGATAAATGTAAGAGGTAAGTAAATGTCTGCGTATGAGTTTAAAAAACTACCGCTTTTATTAAATATTTTCCAATTTTGTTGATTCATGAATCCTTAATTAATATTGGTACTTTCTTTATCGTGTGCTATAGAAAACGTTTTCTTAATATATTTAACTTGTTCCAAAATAAAGGTCAACATAGCTTCAATCTGAGCAAACAAGGGCTTTTGAACTGGGTTAGCCCATAATTCAGAAGATGTTGTTTTAGACAATATTTTTCCTCGATAATCATATCCTAAATTAGAATAATTATCTGATAAGTGTTTTGCCGAAGCAAAATAAGAAATTCTTACTTTTGGCTTCTGACTCTTACTACTTACTGCGTTTTGTTTTTGAGTTGCTGTTGCCATTATAAGTTAGAAACAATAGTTTTATTTTGATTGGAATTAAAGTTAACTGGGGTAATTCCCCTCAATTGAATATTTACTGTTGAAAGTCTATCCTTTGCAACTGAATCATCATAGGTAATCCCGAGTTGACTTTCGAATCCCCCTCTAATGAGAGGATAAATATCCTTAACAGTTACTCTATTTCCAAATGCGTCTAATACAAATCTCTCAAGAATAATATCTCCATAATCATCAAGTCCATATCCATTTCCATAAATTTGGAAATTATTTTTATCTGCATCAAACCAGACAGAGACAGAGTCTACTCCATCGATGCCTTCAATTATTCTGACTAAATCTGATTGAGGAATTCTATCCCTTCTAGTATTTTTCAAGAAATAATCAGATGTTTTAGAGATAATTTGCTCCCTAATGTTGTTAAGATCGTAACCTTCATAGATAACTAAAGCAACATTAAGAACAAACTTAGGATAACGAAGGGTCATAATAGCATTATCTACAGTTAATATTCTTTGACCGCTCTCCTCAATTAGATCTAAAATTCCTTTCTTTTCAAGATCTGTTAATTGAAACGAATCTAATCCGCAAGTAAAATAATTCTGATTTGCAGGAATTCTTTGATTAACATCGGGAACTAAATAAAGATAAACTGTATTATCATCTTTCTTTTGTTCTTCTACCTGAGCTTGCCAATAATAAAGTTGTGTTTGAGCATTATCTAATTCTGTTTTCTTAGCAAGGGATTGGGTAGCTGAAGCACCAACAGTTGCTAATAGAGATCTATATTGCTCGCTTATATTTTCATAAGTGGTTTTAGCTACATTATATTTGTCAATTGCATATCTATCTTCAAAGGTTGCAAAACCCGGAATAGCATCAACAATCGTGAACATATTAAGCTTGCGTAAAAAATAGATGTAGTTATCGGTATTAGCTAAAACAAAACTTCTTGACATGTGAGGAGCAAGTAATCTTGTTAAGTAGACTGGCTCTTCATTAGCTCCAAATAAAACATCCTTCTGGATGGAAACCCTAAGAATTTTATTAAGATCTATTTCTTGGCTATTAATTGAATAACCCCTTCCTTCAAATTTCCAATTTGTTGTGGTTTTAGCTTCAGCAGTTCTAATATTTCCTGCATCCCCATCAGTTAACAAATATTCTACAAGGATCGTTGAACCAAGTGGGGGAACAGCACCATTATATCCATTTCCAAAAAATACGTCGATACCACCAGTTTGTCCTGTTTTAACTATAACAGATTCTTCATTGAAATTCATATCAAGAATGGATTCTCTCTTTGCCCATTTTTTACCATTCACATAAATGTTAACAAAGAAATTATCTATGATGGATCCTTTTTTAGCTTGAAAATTAAATGATTGTAAAGGATCCCCTGTTCCTGTTGACTGCTGATATTCTAATTTGCCTTGAACAATATTTACATCAACATAATTGGTTACAGAACCAAGATCTAATCGAACCTCATTCCCAGGTAAAACTACTGTATATGTAAGTCCATTATAAGTTGATGTCAATCTTGTATAATTAGGAATAACTGCGGTGTTTCCATAAATATCTAATTTCTGCCCATTATAGAATAATCTTAGAGTTCCTCTAGCAGCTACACCTCTGGATGAATTATGACCTGTTAAACTTGCAAGCCCTTTTACACTTTGAGAGCGAGAAGCTGTATTGATGTTTAATTCAGTAATAGAGTCTTCAATATAATATAGGATTGTCCTACCAATATTAAGAACAACCTGAAGAAGCTGACCCATAGGAGATGCCATGGTAAAATATTGTCCAGCATCTTCGTATGTTTGTTTTATAAAGTTAATTGAATCCTGATATAATTCAGATAATCGGATTCGGGCAGTTTTAATTATACTCATAGTATTTTACTATATTTTTCTCGATTCTTTTTTAAATTTTTTAGCCAATCCTGAATATCATCAGTATAAACTAATTTTGTATCCCAGGATAAATGCCATTGGGGTCTATTTTCAATAGCTAAATCTGTTAAAACCTGAATAAGTTTTTTCCCATCATCTTCAGATAGACATTCAAATTTAACGGCATTACCCTCTAATACCCTAACAACCCTAACATAAAAATGGTTCCATTTAGATATTGAAATATCTTCTGGACTTACTCCTGCATTCATAAGTAATTCTACAGTTTTTGCTATATTTTCAATATGCAAATTTACTTTTTTATCTTCCTCCCCTGATTTATCCCAGGTGGTATCAAATTCGACCCCTTTTTGTTCAAGGGATTTTCGAATACCTATCTCAAGAGCATCCTTTGGATTTTTTCCTCTCTCAAAGTTAATATTTTCTCTAACTAGCATTACTTAACTAATACTCCTATTGCTTTTTCATCATTGATATAAAAATCGATAACGCAGAAATCAAATCCGTCTGCTTTACCAAATGAAACCGAAGGTTCTATTTTAAATTTGCTGGATTCAGAAATATATTGTTGTACTTGTTTCTTAATTTTTTCTTCCAGCTCAAGTTTGTTTATTCTTGTTTCAAAAATAAGGTCCTCAATGCCCACTCCAAAATTAAGATCCCCTAAGACCTGTCCCTGAGTGGTTCCTAGAATCATTCTTATCTTTGAAATAATACTTTCTATTGGATCAGAATGCGAAAATATCCCGTATCTGTAATTTGGATCTTCCGGGTTTCTTATATAAATTTCCTGGATCATCTTATTTTTTATTTATATATCTTTACCCTACGAAAAGACCACAAAAAAAGCCCCCGAAGGGGCTGAGACAGAAAAAATCATATTTTATAAATTATTTGCCATAAAATGCTTCCCTTCATAGACATTATGAATAAGTGAAGGGATATTGCTATTCTCCTTAAGATCTGCAAATTTCATCCCTACAAGTTTGTCCTGAAGATTAAGGCCTGGATTCTTCTTCTTAGCGTTATTGATATAAGCAGAATAATAAGGAATAAGCTTGTCATAATCGTTTTTGTCATAAAGGAGACGATTACTTTCTCCAATGCAAATATTATCGGTATCCTTATATCTTTGAACCGTAACAAATCCAGTTTCTGC